TAGTCTTGGTAGGCTCGAAGGTGTTGATGCAAACATGGTTGCTCTTGCTAAGTATGCAATAGGTATTACCAAAGTTGACTTTGGCATTCCAAGTTTAGGTGGTCTTCGAACAATGGAACAACAGCGCCAGCTTGTAGACAAGGGTGCATCTCAAACCATGAAGTCAAAGCATCTCGAAGGAATTGCAATAGATACAGTAGCTTACATAGGGTCGAGGGTATCTTGGGAACTCAATCTCTATGATGATATTGCGGATGCCATGAAGCAAGCGGCTAATGATCTTGGCATTCATGTTCGCTGGGGTGCAGCATGGCACATCAATTCGATTGGCGAGTACGAAGGATCGATGGCTGATGCAATGAATGAGTACATCGATCTTCGAAGGTCGCAAGGTAGGCGTCCGTTTATAGACGCTCCTCACTTTGAACTTTCGGTTTAAGCCTTGGCCTAATGCTTCGTGACGCTACGTCACTTTCTAAGCAAAACATCTGTGTGCCTTGCGATAGATTGTAAAGTTCATCAGCTGCGTACTGCGCTTCATAACATGATTGATAGTCTTCGAACCATATCATTAGTTCTGTTTCTGTGTTGCGTAGCGGATAAACTATTACGAGTGCGGTAAAGAACTCCATCACATATACTTTCTAACAGGACTCATGCTGACACCAACGATCTTGGCGGTTGATCCTACACACCAGTCTTTGCTTAGAAAATATTTTATGTCGTCAATCTCTTGATCAGAGAGGGGGTTATTTCTCCACCCCTCTCCGAACGTGGCAGATCTTGGTGTCTGCTTTGGCTTACTATTGCTCGATAGCTTGCCGCGTCTTTTATGTACGTTCAATTTTCCCTCCACTTTATACAACCTATGATTGCATAGTTTAGCATCTTGTATCATTTGTTCTAGTGCTGTCATAATCTATCCTCTGAAAAAAAGACCAGCCCCGAAGGGCTGGCAAGTTACAAGAGAGTCGCGAGGTTAACAGGCATGTTAAGCAGTGTAAGCGTACCCTCTTGGAGAACGTGTCTCCATTAAAACGGTATGTCATCTTCTTTCAAGTTATTATTTGGCTGTTCGTCATTTTTATTTTGTGGATCAGAGATTGCGAACGACATGTAAGGTTTGCCATCCTTCATTCTTCTCCACGATGCCAGTCGTTTGTCTGTGTATGGTGCAGTCCAAGGCATTTGCTTGTCTGCTGTGTCGTATAGTTTACCAGTGTAATCTGGTGCGCTGTCTTTGGCGTTGTCATTCTTAAACATTACACCAACTTTCTCGTACACTTCCATGACTTCCATGCCAGACTGTGTGACCCTGCGTACTACTACGCACTTAGCGTCACGACCCTCCACATTCATCTTACCCTGCAAGATCATGTTCATGTCTTCGAACGGTGGGAATGCCACACCATCATTTGTATTATCATATTCTGCCAAGCTTCTGACTCCTTTTGCTTAGTGTTGGTGAGGGGTTCTTAGGGAACCTCCCCCTCGATAAGGTCTGACTCAATAAGGAATATTGATCCCCAAGAATTACCATTTAGTATTGCTAGCATGCACTGTCTTCGGTGCGGGTGCGTCACCCGAACTGATGACCTTCGGTGCCGCCCCCTTCGAGGCTTGATTACCATCGTCATCTTCAGCTGGTAAGTTAAGCAATGACATAATGCCATAGCGTCTGGCATATGTGATAGCACTACCTAGTCCTTGCATATCATTCTTGCCTAGCACTAGGGGTATTGATGTAGCAAACCCTTCGCCAGTCTCATGCAATAACTCTGTTGTGATAGTCATGCCATGCTCGTTCTGTGTTGATCGATGTATTAGTAAGAAGCCATGCTTTGACAATGGCTCAGTCACTGCTTCGATCACACCCTCGAGTGTAGCGTACTTGCTTCTGAAGTGTGGGTTAGTGCCACTCTTCTTGACTGGTTGTATGTCTGCTCTTGCATCCATAAGTAACTTAATAATATTTGGTTTAGTTTTGGTAGTCATTTCGTTCTCCTTGTTATTCTAAGATGTCCGCGCTTGTCACGCTTGACGGTGAGTTGGTCGCAATAAACTTCTCGTTCGTTATCACTGACCATTTGCTTGAGGTCTTTCTCAGCATTCTTGAAGACTTTGTTCTGTTCATATCCATGAATGTAGGTGACTGCCGCATCAACAAATGCGTTGTCAAGTGATGCGTCTCGTGTTTCCATATCATCCAGCGTAATTGATAGCCTTGATAGTTTCGTTGCCTCAACTCCAACAGGCTGTTCATCGCGCACAACATAACCCCAGAAGTCTGACACCACTGCCCACATAGAATTGAAATACTCTTCATCGTACTTGACATGTATGCACTCCCAGTTGCTGTTGCCGAATATCACAGACAGATACACACCCTCTGCCTTTGCCATGTGACAGTAGAACTGTAGCTGTGGCATGTACCGATCTAGCATCTTGTCCATATTATAGAAGTTGTTTGTATGCTTGGCTTCAATAATATTTCTTTCACCTTGTATGGCACCATCAATCGTGCCTTTGACTGGCACATTACCAACAGTCCCAGTAAACTCACGTTGATGTGCAACAACAGCTTTAGCTTCGTGCAAAGCAAACCATTTGAGATTAAAGTTTTCAGTATAAGTACCTAGCTGAACAGGTAAGTTCCGTAGTAAAGACTCTGGTTCTTCACGACCTGTCTTTACATTCCATAGTTCGAGCCAATAGCCTTCCATGATTTTTGTGCAGTCACTGCCACCAATGAAACCTTTACGTTCCATGTTACGTTCTCCTTTTATTATTTTTATTTTGTTACCCTACTACAAATAACAGGGTAACAGATTGTTACGTTACGTAACTTCTTTTAATTTTTCATGCTGATTAATTAGATTTAGAATCATTAAGTCAGCAGCATCTTGATTGTATGTGGCTCGAAGCATACGAGCATACGCATTTCGATGAGGTTCGAAGTCACTCTCACTGAGTAGATTTTTGTCAATCATTTCAAGGGCTTCTCTGCCCCATAAATAATTATGACCAACATGCTCTCTGCTTTTGATACGCTTTGCCATGATCTCGTGAGTGTCAGGAGCCCAGCGTTTGCTGGCCTCCCTCTGCTTCTCTCGATCATCAGCATAGATCTCTCGAGATGAACGGCTCAGACTCTGAGACCATACATCATTTTGTACAGCGCGACCTATCGATTTCATTGTGCAATCCAATACTCTTTTACTTTCTTGCCACTCTCGACCTCAATAAATTGACTGTCGATTGGTACACCTGACTGCTTTAAGTCAGTAATTCGTGAAGCCAATCGAAAGCATTTAAACTTTTCGAGTGCAGTAATTGCAGTAATAGTATGGCCTTGCTCAAGGTAACTCTTGATCTGTTTGTTCTGTGATTCCATTGTCGTTCTCCATTAGTTGTTGAAATGTTTCGCCACTCATTATGACTAGCGTTTGCGGAGTTCCTCTCCGTCTTTTATAAAAGGCAATGTCTCTGCCCTCTAATACTTTGAAAGGGCTAGGGAAGGATGCTGCATCACGATACTTTACCTCCCCTACCATTTCAAGTCCTTTGATTTCGAGCTTGATGTCGCCCGAATATTCTCCTCCCAAACTGCCTGAGAGGGGCTGGCGTTTCGCTTTGATCTTCGCTTTGATTTTGTTGAGCCAGTCAACAAACCACTTTTCGTGGTATGTTCCTTTGATCTTGTTACGGTTTGCCATCTGTCCTCCTCATAGCAGTTAAGACACACATACCAGTGCTTTTGTGTAGATCTACCGCTTTTGTTTTTTAGTATAGCAACAAACCATTCCGTATTACTTTCGCAACTGACGCACGTTATTGTTACTCTCTTTTTTCTTGACTTCGATGTCATATCCTAATGCCTCTAGCCAACACATAAGAAAGAAACCAGACGGTACTCTCTTGTGCTGCTCCCATTTATGAATCAATGATTCGGTACAGCCTATGATGTTTGCCAGCTGCGGCTGACTTAATCTCTGCTCGTGTCTCGCATTAATGAGCATGTCAATCATCTCATTGTAGTTGTGAGACAGTCTTGTGTTAGGCAATTAGAAATCTATATCCTCTTCTTGATACGCAATGCCAAGACCCTGACACTCAGGGCATACTTCGGTGGCACTATCTATGTATCCAACATCTCTGTCAAATCCGTGTGAGGTAGGCACATCGTACTCGATGTACCCATCACCACCACATTCCTTACAAAGTTTAGTATGGGATGTCGTCATTTAGATTCTCCTGTCCTCGTAAATGTTCATCCTCCCAGTTCTTGGTAGCACGATCTACAAATTTGTCCCAATTAAAATTAGGATTGGTGCGCTTGAGTTCATCAGCAACTTGCTCGATGCCAGTCGCCCAACTCATGTGTGGCATAATATAATCTGCAATAAACTCAAAGTCTCTGCGTGTAAATTTAGGTGTTGATCTATTCATCATCGTTCTCCATTTTCTTTTCCCATTCTTTTGAAGCGTTGATGTCCTCCATTGCAGTAAGCTTAGTAAAAGCAATGTCTATTAAGGTCATTGCTTGTTGAAGACAGTCAACTGATGCTTCGAATTGTTTTTTGTTTACTTCCATTAGTCCATCCTCACTGTGTAATGTTCTGAACCTGTTGGTATGCCCATGACTGAGTATGGATAGAAGTAAACTGATCCTTCTCTAGTTTCCCATGTCATGTATGGATACATTGGTTCATCTTCTGGGTATCGATAGACACCTTCAGCATCTATCTCTCCACCCATTGGTCTGTCTTTGATAGGCATGCCTGCTCGTTGAGCATAGCATTTATCAAGATGATCTAACAAAGTTTCTTCACTACCCATTGTGTAATGTAGATTCCATTGCATGACCCAGAGTGGAACGTATCCACCCCAAGCCATCATATCATCGGTACTCATATCGTATCGTTTCTTATCAAAAGTTATTATCATTTGTTATGCTCCTTCCAAGCTAAGTCTTTTTCTATTTCATCAAACACTTTGCGTAAGTGTGGATGCTTTTCGATAACCATTTCAATTAGTTCTAAAGCCATGTACCCTGCGGAACTTAACGCACACAGAATTTCTCTTTCATCGGCGTAATGTATACTAGGATCGTTGATTACCTTTTCTTCTTCACGTTCATAGTATTCATCAGCTGCTTGTTTAATTGCAGTGTACATGACCTTCTCCTTAATCGACTGTTGTTGTTAGTGAGAGATTGTATTGAATCCAATCGTATATGATGTCTTCAATCTCACCAGTATGATCACTGATATTTATCTCTGATGCTTTAAATCCATCAAGCTTATCATCAATCATCTTTCCTATTTGTGGTTTCATAATCTCGAACAGCACCACTGCTATTCTTGATTCTCTTTCACTTAATATGATGTCATTGTCAGCCATTTTACGTTCTCCTTTTTAGCCATTTGACTTTGGTTTATTGACACCCCGACAAGCTCACGCGTTGCCAGCATTATCGGAGTGTATGTCAGCCCCTGCCCCGAAGGGGCAGAGGGCGCGAGTCTTCTACTCGCAAGTGACCATGCCCAGCTTCGCTGGAATAGCATGGCACACTCTTAGACACCTATGGTGTCAGACACATCTATGGATGTGTCACGCGGTGCGAAGCACCGCGAAAAATTTGGGAGGGACAAGCCCCCCCCAATGAAACTAAATCCTATTAGATTTTAGTTCCTCTAGTTCTTTAGCCTGTGCTTTCTTGCTGACACTTGGCTTAGTCTTTTGTGCAACCTTGTCTGCATCTGGCATCCAAGGTTCATATGCACGACCAGAAACTGCTTCGTACATATTGCCAAAAGCCTGAACGATCTCTTGCAATCTTGCGACTGCAAGCCTTCGTTCTGTCTCTTTAGACTTGGCTTGATCAAGAGCCTGAGTGCTGATCTCATCTGATCTGTTTTGCTCTTCGGCAATGTCGGTTGCCTTCTTAGCTGTTTCATATAATGCTCTTGCTCCAAGCTGTGTTACTTCTCCTGTTGGCTTGGTATATGTTCGGACAGTGTTAAGCTTGCGATATGCTGCGTTCGCTACGCTCCTCAGCATCTCACCTTGTTCACTCCACATTGTATTGTAACCGCTAGTCGCTCGACCATAAGTTGAATGATTATAGAGCAAACTTGCCATACTTGCCGCCAGTGTTTCAGCGTCAAGAGCATTTCCATTCAACGCATGATCTAGCGCCTGCTCACTTGGTGATAGTTTGATGTTCTGTTCATCTTTAAATGTTGCTACATTTGACATGTTAAATATCCTTTTTGCTTTATGTCTAATAGTTTCGTTTCACTCTCGCCACCCAAACAGTTTGTTTGGGGCGTAACAGCCAAAGTGATAAGGCGATTTAGGCAACAGCCAGAGGGAGGATGCATAGGAAAACGGAAGCTTCATTCAAGTACCACATGCCGCGTCCTTACGCGATTAGCATGTGGCAGGATAATGTATGAAAACCGTTTTCCGTCATTGCATCCTCAATCGGGATGGGGCATGAATCGATGTTCTCTTTGGCTGTGTCTACGACCCAACCAAACCTCTCACTTACACTCTTGTATTTCATACATCATTAAGAGCGTTTTGTGGGGGCAAGGGGAATTGGCAAGATCAATTCCCCACGACAAGTCGGTACTCACCGCCCATAGGCGGCAGAGACCCTTGAGGCT